GAAGACACGGGCATCGAGAGGCAACAGCGTTGACCGGGTGACAGGCCCGGCGCTCAAGTACGCTGGTGAGTTTGCTAAGACTGCCGGTCGCGCTCTGGATCGTACCGGCGGCGGCAATCCGCCTCCTAAGGTCGACCTCAAGGCAGGTGAGCGTGACGGTCCGATCGAAGCCGGGAAGAAGTTCAAGCCACAGCCCACCCCAGCCTCCTCGGCCAACCCGGACAAGAAGGCTCCAGCTCCAGGCAATACCACCAAGCCGGCCAAGATGTCGACGGGTGCGGGCGCGGCCTCGAACCGCGATCTGCCCGGCAAGACGACGATCACCTATGCGTCCAAGACCACAGCCCCGGCTGCATCCACGGACAAGCCGGCCAACTATGGTACCTCGACCAACAAGCCCCCGACCCGTGATCTGGCGTCGTTGCAGGCCCGCTCCAGGGCATCGGCAGAAGAGGCCAAGCGGGCTGGTGCGGCGCGCAGTGGTGCCGCCGAGCGTTCCCGTCGCATGAACCGGAACAAGTGACATGGCCTACCAAGACATCGATAAGATAGGCACCAAGCGCGGCGGCGCTAAGGCTCCCTATGCCAAGAAAGCGCCACCTCCCCCTCCGGGCATGGCCATGATGACTAAGACCACCGTAAAGAAACCGACCGGATCAACGATCAGCCGTACCGGCCGCGACGTGCAGAACGCGCTATCCAAGCGGCCTTATGTGGATCGTCGGGTGAAGAAGGCCAAGGGTCCGCCGGGCGCACCACCGTCCAAGCCGGGAAAGTAGGATGCCCTACGGCAATGTGCGGGCACGGCTAACCCCGGCCCTCGGGGCGCTTACTGGCACGACATTGGCTGCCAAGGGCATTGGCAAGACCAACCGGCAGACTGTCAACTCCGGGCTCGGCGAAGCGGGCGGGAAGCTGAAGAACCCGAAGGCGTCCCACCCGCTCAAGCTGCAACAGCAGGACATTGCCATGGCGCAGGCGATGGGGCTGAAGGGTTCCCAGGGTGCCAAGCCGCGCAGCTCTGGCCGGCAGGATGTCGCCGTGGTCAAGCAGACCAAGAACACCAAGCCGGTGCCCAAGTCCAGGCCGACGCCCAAGCCGGCCCTGGTCGCTTCGGCACCGAAGGGCAATCGGAGAAAAGCAGGATGAACTTTTCGGAAATTCTGCACCTCGTCAAGCATAACAAGCTGGCCGCTCGCGAGGGCTGGAACGGCAAAGGTATGTATATTTTTCTGGTGCCGGGTTCCGAGTTCATCGTCAACCGCGTGCCCTTGCTGGGCATTTACGCCGAAGGCACTAAAGTCAAGTACCACGCCCACATTGACATTATGACCGCCGAGGGCTACGTCGTGCCATGGCTAGCCTCGCAGTCCGACTTGCTCGCCGATGACTGGTACATCCTGGCCGAGCTACCTATCCCCCCTCAAGTTACAATGGGGTAACTTCGATTGGTTGCGGTATCAAAAACAGTTGAGGGTTTCAAGGAAGGGTCGGCGATTGGCGGTGATCCGACCCCGGCGATGGCCTCGCTGCGCTGGTACATTCAGAACCAGCTCGAAGAGATGTCCCGCTTCCGCACGCATATCCGGGTGGTCGACCGGCTGAACACCTGTCTGCGGCTGCGCGAGGGGCAGTACGATACCGCGCAGATGCAGGCGATCTCCGACTTCGGGGGTTCCTCCGTCTTCGCCCGGCTGGCGACCAACAAGATCAGGGGTGCCGCAGCGATGCTGCGCGCCATCTTTGTCCAGGGCGACCGCCCCTGGGAAATCCGACCCACTCCAGTTCCCTCTTTGCCGGAAAACATCGGCGCGGACATCGAGACGGTGGTGGCCGACGAAGCCAAGACCCTGGCCTCTGCGGGGCAGCCGGTCACTGGCGACATGCTCAAGCATCGCATGGACCAGTTGAACAGTGCCGCGATGGAGATCGCTCGTAAGCAGGCGAAGGCGGATGCCCTCGAAGCGACGAGGTATATTGATGATATCCTTACCGAGGGTGAGTTCTATACGGAACTCGACAATTTTGTTCTTGATTTCTGCACTTATCCATTTGCGGTGCTGGCGGGGCCTACCGCCGTCATGGAGACTGGCATTGATTACGTCAATGGTGTTCCCACTAGGGTCCGCAAAGCGAAACTGAAATATCGCCGGGTCGACCCATACTACATCATGTGGTCCCCAGGCTCGTCCTCGATGCAGCACGCCGATATCATCGAGCGGATGCCGATGAGCCGGGCGCAGCTTACCGGGCTGATCGGACTGGACGGCTACGACGAGAACGCCATTCGCAGCATCATCCGTGACTACGGCAAGGGCTACAGCTACCGCGAGTTCTACGAGCAGGTGCATGAGGATGCGGTCGGGCAGAACTCCCAGTTCTACAACACGCTGATCGATGTCATTGCCTTTACCGGCAAGATGTCGGGTGAGGACTTGCAGACCTTTGGTATCCGCACCACTGACGAAGACGAGATCATCAACAAGGATTTAGACTACCAAGTACAAGCGTGGATGTGCGGCGAGTACATCATCAAAGCGCAGGTTGATCCTGATCCCTCCAACCGGCCTTCCTACTACTCGGCGTCCTATGAGCCGGTTCCCGGCAGCATCGTCGGTACGGCGCTGCTGGAGTTGATCGCTGACGTACTGGAGGTTTACAACGCGGTGCTGCGCTCACTGGTGAACAATGTTGCGTTCGCCAGTGGCCCGATGGTCGGCGTCAACACCTCGCGTTGGCAGCCACCTGCGGATGGCCGGGTACGGATCGAGCCATGGATGATCTGGCGCTACGATACCGATCCGACTGCACCATCCGGCGAGAAGCCGGTCGAGTTTTTCCAGCCTCAGCTCAATGCTCAGGAGCTGATGGGGATACTGTCGTACCTTCAGAACATGGCCGATGAGATCAGCGGCATCCCCCGCTATCTCACTGGCTCCGATAAGGTCGGCGGGGCTGGGCGTACATCGTCCGGTCTCTCGATGCTGATGGGCAATGCAACCCGGACCATGACCAGCGTGGCGGGGGGCATCGATCGTTACGTGATCGAGCCGCTAATCAAGAAAACCTATGATCTGGTTCTTCTGACCACGGGCACCGACATCCTGCGCGGCGATGAAGAGATCGCTCCACGCGGTGCCACCTACGCGGAGCAGCGTGAGCAGGATCGGATGCGGATGATCGAGTTCCTGAACTCGACCATGAACCCGGTCGACATGGAAATCCTCGGGCTGCCGGGTCGGGCGACGATCCTGCGCAAAGTCTCCGAGGGCTTTATGGGTGACGAGGAGGTGGTCCCCAGCGAACAGTCGATGCAGCAGAAAGCCATGCAGCAGCAGATGCAGCAGCAAGCGATGATGGCCCAGGGCGGCGATCCGAATGCTGATCCGAACGCCGAGTTACCGCAGGGTAACTCGCAAACTCAGGGCAACGGCGGCACGCCGCCCAAGCCCACCGACAAGGCCCAGTCCCAAAAGCAAGGCAGCGCGACGGACAATGCCTTCCGCGCGCGGACACCGGGACAGGTGGCGAAGCAGACTAGGCGGGCGGCGTAATGCCGTCCAATCGCTTGCTGACCAGTCCTGATCTGTGGCGGGCGATGCGCGTGCTGAAGAACACTGCGGAAGGCGATACGCTCTACAAGCGCTTGTTACAAGAGCGCGATATCTTGGTGCGCCAAAATGCGGCCAACCCGCAAGGGAACTCACGCGAATGGTACCAGGGTCGGATTGCCCTCCTGTTTGAACTGATAGACGGTTTCGAGGGAAGGCAAGATGGCCACAACTAGCGACGGCAATATCGTACTACCCAAGGGGATCAAGGCCCGCATCTCGGAGGGCGAGCGCTTGTTCGCCGCCCAGGGCGAGGAGCCGCAAGCAATCCAGGTTCCTCTCCCGGTCCAAGCTCCCCAGGTTACAACGGCGGAAACTCCTGAGCCCCAGCAGGAGGAGCATCTACCCCAAGCCGAGGTTTCCACGCCCGAAGTGCGTGAGCCGGTGCAGACCCAGGCCGCTAGCGATACTGAAGTCGAGCGGCTGACCCAGGCGCTGCGTACCCTGCAAGGCAAGTACAACACCGAGACCCAGGACCTGCGGCGGCAGCTTCAGGGCCGTGAACAGCGGGTCGACCACCTCACCCAGCAGGTTGGCGACTTGACCATCCAGATGCTGCAACTGCAACAAGGAGCGCATAATAACCCCTTGACACATGGGGGTGATCCTGATACACTCTCAGATGAAGAATTGCGGGATGTTGGACCAGACTTAGTGTCCGTCATCGAGCGCCGTGCCCGCGCCATGGCCAAGACCATCGTAAGCGCCGAAGTGGCAGACTTACGCAAACAGGTCGCCAGCCTTGGTGGGTCCGTGGAGACCCTGGACACACGGCACAAGCTGACGGAACGCGAGCGGTTCCACATCTACATGAACACCAACTGCCCAGGTTGGGAGATACAGGACAACGACCCCCTGTTCCTCCAATGGCTGGAAGGTGTCGACCCGTTCTCGGGCTCTGCCCGCAAGTACGGGCTCAAGGCCGCTGTAGACAGCGGCGATTTCCCAAGGGTCGCTTCGATCTTCAAGGGATACGCTACAGAGCGGCAGACAGTCACGCCCACGCCGCGCGCCGGGGATACGCCTACGCCCCCGGCCCGTGTCAAGCTGGACACGTTGACTGCCCCAAACGGTGGCCGGGGACGAACCGAAGCCATCGCTGCCGATCCCAACGCCCCGGAGGCTCCGCTTACCCAGCGTGATATCCAGCAGTTCTACGCCAAGCTGGCACATCCACGTCATGGGATGACGGATGCCGAGATCGCTACCATGGAGGCCCGGATCATGCGCGACATGCGCTCGGGCCGGATCGCGGTGCAATCTCGGGTCTGAGTTACCACGCCGTAACTTGACGAGCGGGGTACTCGGCCCTAACCCATAGGGCGCGTACAATGGCGTTTCCAGTCTCCTCGACCCCGATGCCGACCGGCACGGTGGCCTCCAATCCTGCGCTGAGCGGGACTTTCATCCCTGAGATTTGGAGTGGCAAGCTACTCCAGAAGTTCTATTCCACCACCGTGCTGGCGGCGATCAGCAACGTGGACTATGAGGGTGAGATCAAGTCGCACGGCGACAAGGTGATCATCCGCACCATTCCGACGCTGACCATCCGCGATTACGAAGCGACCGGCCCGATCACCATCGAGCGCCCGTCCTCGAACGTCCTCAACCTGCTGATCGATAAAGGCAAATACTTTGCTGCCGTGCTGGATGATGTGCTTCGCATCCAGGCCGACATCGATCTACTCAACATGTGGGCCGATGACGCGAGCGAGCAGCTCAAGATCGCCATCGATACCCAGGTGCTCGCCGCCATCCCGACCGGCATCGACGCCGCCAACAAGGGCGACAAGGCCGGCAAGATCAGCGCCAACATCAACCTGGGCAAGACCGGCGCTCCCATCGTAGTCGGCCCCGCTGACGCGTCGGGTGTCGTCGGCATCATGTCGCTGCTGGTCGACCTGGGCGTGTGCCTGGACGAGCAGAACATTCCCGAGACCGGCCGCTGGGTTCTCCTGCCGGCATGGCTCGTCGGCATGTTGCTGAAGTCGGACGTGCGTGCGGCCAATATCATGGGCGACGCCACCTCGGCGTTCCGCAATGGCCGGGTCGGTGAACTCGCGCGCTTCACTGTCTACCAGACCAACCTCCTGCCCACGGCAACGGAGACATCCAAACAGGCAGTTTGGGTGTTCGCCGGTCATAGCCATGGACTGACCTTCGCCTCCCAGCTTACCGAGATGGAAGCCCTGCGTGTGGAAAGCACGTTCGGCACCATCATGCGTGGACTTCAGGTCTACGGCTTCAAGGTGCTGGATGGCATCGCTATCGCCGGGGCCTACTGCGTCAGGTAATTGTGCCCACAGGATTACCCCGCAGTGCAAAGGCGATAAACGGAGGGCAGTTCCGGCAGGTTGGTCGCTTGCCTGGGCTGCCCTCTCACAAGGAAGGGTAGGTCAATGCTTCGTTTGCGGCATATTCCAAGCGGCGATGTCTACGGCTGGAACAAGGACATGGCCAAGCAACCCGACATGGAAGAGTTCGACGACGAGGACCCGGACGCCGAGGTCACGCAGAGCGAGAAGACCCCGCCAGTGCAGGGCAAAAAGCCCAAAAGCGTCGTTGGCGACGATGCTACTGCGGTCATGGATGAAGCAATCAGGAAGGCCGCCGAGCAGGGGGAGACCGAAGTTACCACCGCAGAAACTTCGGATGTGGCCGAGGACGAAGCAGAGCCAGAGGAATACCTTC